AATAACTCAAGAAAATAATGGACGATTATATAAACTTATTAATGTATTCTTAGAATTAAATGATTTTAGAACACATTTCTTTCATTCACCGAAAGATATGGATAAACCATTAACAAGATTAAATCTTACTAAAATGCTACAACGTTCTTCAAAGAAACATATTGGTAAATCAGTATCAACTGATAGAATTAGAAAGGCATATGCGGGTCAAAATAAAGAGGCAATCGCAAAAATAGAAAATACTGCTAATATGTTATCACATTCTGTTGGAACAAATATGAAACATTATAATGTTAAAAAATAAATCTATGTTCTTATAAAATGAATGAAATAATTAATTTTGATTATCCCATTAATAGATGTAGAAATAATACTAAACAAAGTAAAGGTAAAGATAAAAAAGAAATACATAGAGGTATGGCGTTAGGTCTTGTTAATTTAAGACCTTGTAATGCTGTTAAGAATAATAATAAACCTCAACAAAATTGTAAAAAATTAGAATTAAAAAAATATCAAAAAATATTTAAAATTACAAATGAATGGTTTTTAAAAACTTATCCATATTATTTTGATTATACAACAATACAATATAATAAGAATAATAAATGTGCGAAACATAAAGATAGTAAAAATATAGGTGAAAGTATTATTTGTGGTTTAGGTGATTATGAAGGTGGTAGATTAATTATTTATGATTATATGGGTAAAGATAAAGTTTATATAAATATTAAAAATAGATTTTTTAAGTTTAATGGAAGTCAATACGCACATGAAACTGAACCTTTTACTGGTAATAGAATTACTTTAGTTTTTTTTAATATAAATTAATTATATGCGTAGATTATAAAAAATTATTATCTAAATTATATATATGAAAATAGCATTTTTGATTCCGAGTAAATCTTTAAAAAAATGGAAGAACCTCAATGATAGTTTTTTATTTAGATTTTTAATACCTTCATTAATGAGAACATTATCTACAGACCATAAATATACATTTTATTATGCTATTGATGATAATGATAAATTATATAATAAATTACAAACTAAAAAAAAATTATTAAATAAAGATACATATAAACATTTTAATAAAAATATTAATGTAGATATACAAATATTATCTACTAAAAATATTGAAAAAGGTAATGTTGTAGGTTATTGGAATATGTTATTTAAAAAGGCATATGAAGATGGTAATGAATATTTCGTCCAGTCTGGTGATGATATATTATTTCATACTCCTAATTGGTTAAATCTTTGTATATATCATTTAATTTTAAATATTGATTATGGTGTTTCTACTCCACAAGATATAGGTAATCCTAATCTTATGACACAATCTGTAGTATCTCGTAAACATATGGAAATATTTGGTTATTATTATCCACCTGAATTAAAATCTTGGTTCTGTGATAACTGGATAACCGATATTTATAAACATTCTTTAGGTGTTATACCTCGCTGTTCTTTAGAAAATAAAGGCGGTAATCCCCGATATACCCCGCCTGATTGGGAAACTACAAAAAAATTATGTGAATCTCTTGTAAAAAGAGACCATATTAAATTATTAAATCATATGAATAATCAATGTATTAAAAACCAGGTGTAAGTAGATTTCTTAAACCATTCATAATATTTTCTATATGATTTATTTTTTCTTTTAATTTTTCATTTTCTTCTTTCAAAGATAATGACATTTGAGTGAAGGCGTGATTATTATCTTTTAATTTTTCATTTTCTTCTTTTAAAATATTACATTCTGCTTGTAGATTTTCATATTCTTCTTGATACTTATGTATTTCTATATTTACTTCTTGTTCTGGTTCTGTTAAAATAAGTGGTAATGAACCTTCAGGTATATTTAAATTGCTATTCGGCATTTTATTTTCTTCTGATTTATCTTCTAATTGTTTAGTAAGACCTTCTACTAATCCTTTTAATTCTTGTTCTTTAATTAATTTATTATCATATCTATCTTGAAGTATAAAATATTTTTTAAGTAAATCTATTTTAGTAAGTCTATATTCAGGGAGTTTTTTAATTAATTCAGGTGTAAGGTTATTAAAATCGGTAAGTGTTGTTGTTGTATTCATTGTTTTATATTATAGTATATTATATTGATATTTTTTTAAATAGTTTTAAGAAGGCATATATATATAATTAAAAATCAAATTTGATTTTTGATTTGTAAGTTTGTAATATATAAAGTAAAGTTTAAACTACATTCTTCAGAACATATTTTGTAATTATTAATTTGAAAAAAATAATTTGAAATTGTAATTTTGTAATTGTAAGTTTAAAATACTTAATACAAAGTTTAAAACTATATAAAGATATAAATATATTATATATATATAATGACTACTGAAATGTTTTACGAGAACCTATGCGAACATTTAGATATTGCTCTTAATGGAGAATATGAAATTGACCCTGAAATATGTATATCAATTAGAGTAGATGATGAAGGTGATGATTATAATGCTGGTAAACTACACCCTTCATTTAAAAACCTTATATCAGGCAATAAACCTTTAAGATATTTAGAAAAATATAATGATTCTTTGGAGGACAAGTTAAAAAAACTTCGCCATCAACCTCATACATTTGGTTTATATTCATTTATATGTGGTATATTTGGTATTGAAGAAAAAGATATTGGTGTCAAAGTAAGAATGAAAAATGAACTAATTAAATATTTTATAGAAGGTGATTTCTGTATTAATATTAAACCAGGTCAAATGGGTATGAGTAAAGTTGATTTTATGTCAATATGTTATATTTGTCATATACTTCAAGAACAAAATTATGATAGTATGGATTTACCTGATATCGCTCTTGATGGAGAACTCATTGATGTAGGCACTGCTACTATTACTATAGAACCTAAAATGTATCACAAAATGATAAATATATCTGAATATTGTAAAGAACATTTTGAAAAGAAAGATGAACCTGGAGAGAATCTTGTTGAAAAAAAAGAAAAGAAAAAAGTTAATGAAAAAGTTAAAATACTTAAACAGAAAACGCATATAGATAATGAAATACATTCTGTTGATATGAGAATTAAACAAAAATATTTTGATTTCATTTATGATGAACTATTCGGACATATTGACACTTCAAATCTTTCTAATAAAAGAAGTCATAGAAATGATATGAAACGTAAGTTTATGAAACAAGACCCTTTTGATATAGAAACTAAAAAAATAGATTATACATTACATGCTTTCTGTGTATATTTCAATCATAGAGTTGATAAATTAATTACTTGCTAACTTTCTTTACTTTTCTATAACCTTCAAATACATTTTGAGGTTTAATTTTCTTACTATCTTCTACATTTTTTTTTACATTAAAGTTTAAAGGTGTATTCGGAGTATTATCATTTAATACTGGTTTTACAAAAGTTTTCTTTTTTTTTAACATATTTAAAATTACAAATATTTTTTTATTTAATAATTATATAAATGGTTTATTTAATTACTGCTAATACTTTATCTTCTAAAGATAATCCTGATACTTCAGGTATTAACAACCCTTCTTCATATATTAATACACTATCTCAAACATTTGAGATAGATAAAGATAGTGAGATTGCTGTAGAAAGTTTAAAAATTACAAGAAACGGAAACGTTCAGATATCTTCTGCTAATAATAGGTTTGGTATTTATATTGGTGATAATCTACGGGCAGAAACTATTGATGGATTACAAGATGATTTAGGTTGGGTCAACAAAACTTTTATAAGAGGTGGTAATGCTACTTTATCTCCACAAGATTTATGTCAGAAAATTAAACAAGGTATGGTAGCGGGTTTAGGTCAACACCCGAACTTTGTTTCTATAGATACTTCATTTCCGAAAGTAGAATTAAAAAATGGAAGTGGTTCTTTTCAGGGATTTAAATATTCATTTAAACAAAATCTTTCTGGTGCTACTCATACACCGATACCTGCTGTAGCGGGACAAGGTGGTTGGGTAGCGACAGAGTCTGTTAATTTAAATGCTGTTGTAAGTGCTTCTGGTAGTGCTGGTGCTGTTAAATTAGAAAAGAAAGACCCTCAAGAATTAGTTGGTGATTTATCAGTTATCGGTCAAAAATATCCGATTAATCAAGCGAATGGTTCTGTTGTATTTATTTTTAATAGTAGTGCTAATGGTAGTGCTGGGACAGACTGGGAAGTAGGTTTAACTCGTGCTACTACTAATGAAAGTCAAAGTGATTTATATCCTGGTGTTCCTGAAAACTTTAGAGGTAATGTAAGTGTGTTTGATTTTTTTGATTATTCTGTTAAAAATGTAAGTAATAGTTTAAATGTATTCGTATGTGGATATAAAAGTGAAAAACATAGAAAAATACAAATAAATGATACACCATATGGAACTAAAAATATCGCAGATTTTAAAGGTGTTAAGTTTATAGTAAAAGGTGATAGTGTTGAAATCAGTTTAATTAAAAATAATGGAACAGAAGAAGCATGGATAGAAAATGATAAAGGCACTAAATTATCTAAATTAAAACCTGTTGGTGTTTCTAATTTTTATTTATTCCCTAAAGTTAATATTACTTCTCCGCCTTCTGCGAGTAATGTTATGGTAGTAGAAAGTTATAGTGGTTTAGATATTCCGACATTTGATTTTAATTCAAGTCGTAATCTATCATTTCAATATGGTGGTTTATATGATACTGGGGTTGCTAACACACCTGCTTTACTTGGTAATGTTTTAAGTAATAGACGCACTCGTCAGTGTTGGTATTGTGATAGGGCGATTGTAGGTGGAACAGGTGAAGTAGATATGGCGGATAATAGACCTGCCTTTGATTATGATAATTCATTTGAAATAACACTTGCTGGTTTAAATGCTTCTGGTGGATTAGATAAAAATATAGTATTAATATCTTCTGAAGATAATGCGTATAATGGTGCGGCACTCGGAACAGGCACTAACTTTTGGGATGGTGGTTGGACTCGCACATTCGGGGCACAAAATACTTTAGGTTTTGAGAACGCACCACCACAGATAATAGATACTTATGTAGGTGCTGGTAATGGTAATCTTGGTGTATTAGAAAGTAAGACTACACCTAAAATGGTTTCTAATAAATCTTTATTTGTTAGATTACCTGACTTGCCGATTAATTCATTTAATAGTGGTAAAGGTAGTGTTTCTAAAATATTATATCACTGCCCGAGATTTGATAATAGTGGAAATGAAGTAGGTGGGTTATTCTTTCAACCCGCTGAACGATTATATATACCTCTAAATAATCCAGAAAAAATAAGATTAAATAATATAAAAGTAGAATTATGTAATGCTAATGAAGTAGCGAGTAGAGTTGAATTAGTCGGGCAATCTATTGTTTGCTTTGATATTCGTCCTCGTCGTCGTTAGATACAGGGTCTTCATTTTTTAAATCACTTATATCTATATTACTATTGCCTAAAATATTACTACCGATTGCGATTTGTTTTTCAAAATTATGATAAGCGATTGGTGGATTTTCTTGTAAATCTAAATGAAGAAAGTCGTAGCGTTTTGGTGTTGCTAATTTATATATTTTTAATAAATTATCTGCTCCCCCGAACATATCTCCATATTCTTCAGTTATTTTTTCTAACTCTTTTTGATTCGGAAATGGTGAACCTACTATAACATTAGTAGCATTTTGTCTTATAACATTATTAACTTTTCTAAAGTTTTGTGATGATATATACATTAATTGAACGTTGTAGTGCCTAAATCTACTTGCGAAATGATTTAATCTTGCTTCTCTTTTAATACTTCCTAATAAATCATCAGCGATTAATGCTATACTTGGTTGTTCTTCTTTTTCATAATTAGATTGTGTATTTATTAAATCGTCAATCATTCTATCTTCATAATGGTCTTCTGTATCAAATGCCTCTTGTAAGAATCTACTTGTATTATCATTCGCAATTGTATTACTTATAATTTTTACTCTATCAAAAAAATCTTGTCCGTAGAACTGGTCTGATAATAATAAATTAGATATAATAGTTGACTTCCCTGTCTTAACAGGTGATACATGTAGAACAAGTGCGTGAGGTTGTGGTAGGTGTGGGTGTAGTGGTTTTTGATTTTTTTGTAAGAAATCAGGGTCTTTTACTTTTAATATCTTTGGTGTATTCATATTATTAATAAAATATAAAAAAAATTAAAATTATAAAAAAAAAATATTTTCAGTAATTATAGAAATGAGTTCTGTTCTTCCAGTAATTATAGACCCTGAAACACCTGAAAATGTTGAAAATACTGAAAAGAATCTTGATGTAGAAATAAATGATGAAGAAGTATTTAGTGATGAAGAAGTAGAAGAAGAACCATTACCAGAAGTAAAACCTAAACAAAAGATAGAGCAAAAAGTTATATTTCAAGACCCACCCAGTGTTAAACCAGTAGCAAAAAAGAAAAGAGTAATGGATGAATCAAAATTAAAACAATTAGCAGAAGCAAGAGCAAAGGCGAACGCTACAAGGAAAGCAAAAAAAGAAGCACGATTAAAAGCAAAAGCAGAAGTAGAAGAGCAGACACAGAAGTTAATAGAACAAAAGCAAGAAGAATATGTGGAACAGAAAGTCAGTAAAATAAAGAAACAAATAGATAAAGAACCAGTAATAATTCAAAAAAATAGTGTATCAACTGAAGATATTGAAAATATAGTAAGTAGTGCGATATCTAAATATGATAATGATAGAATGGTGAGAAAAGAAGAGAAGCGTAAGAAAAGAGAAGAAGCAGAGAAACATAAAAAGATAAACGCTACTATAAAGAAGGCACAAGGCAAACCACTAACACCACAGGAAAGCGGATTCTTTGATAATTGTTTCGGATAATTTAAAATAATATATAATGTAAGTTTAAACTTATGAAATAGTAGTTTAAAACATAATTACAAATTACATGATTCTACTCCTAAGTGTTTTTCATTTTACATCAAATATTTAATTTATAAATGTAAGTTTGAACTTACAATATTAAACTTTAAACATTAATTATATAAAATATATTATTTAATAATTTATTTCATATTTATTAGAATATAATTTTATAAAAAGATATATTTATTTTATTTAAATATTATATAAATGAGTGATATTTATGGTTATCAGAGAGGCGTTCAATATAATAATGATATTATGTCAAGAAATACAAGATTACAACAATCCATTGCTGATTCTAACGCACAAACTATAGATGATTATAAAATTAAAAATCAATTAAATACTAAAGTTTCTAAAGGTATAGAATCTACGGCAGAAAAGGCAGAAAGTGCTAAAGAAGAACAAAAAGGTGAAGAAGGTGCTGGAGAGTTTCTTGCTGATGCTCGTAATGTTTATAAAGTAGGTGGTGCTGTTAGAAAAGAAATATCTAATGTAAATAATGCGGTAAAATCTTTTAGGCGTGCTAATTTTATTAATGAAGGGGGTGGTATTGACCCGACTGGTGATGCTACTGGTAGAATGGTCGGGCAGACACCTGCTCGTGAATTAGATTTAGGTAGTGATTTAACTGATGTCGCAGATGATGCTGTTCGTGGAGGCACTGCTGTTTCAAGAGGTGCTGATTTATCTGGTGTATTGAGATATGGTGGAGAGGCACTACAAAATACATTAATGGGTGGTGCTCGTGGTGCTGGTGAGGCATTTACTGGAACTCGTAGTGCTTTACAAGGTGCTGTTGACACAGGCACACAGGCATTACAAGATACCGCCGAGGCAACAAGATTAGGTGATACTGCTGGTATGGTTGAAGGTGTTGGTAATGTTGTATCTTCTGCTAAATCTGGTTTATCTGCTTTAGATAGTATTGGTAAAACTGCTGAAGGTTTAAATGTAGTTTCTGGTGTTAGTGATGTATTAGATGATATGGATGGTGGATTTAAAAAAATGAATACTGCTGAAAAAGTTGGGAATGTAGCGGGTATTACTGGTGCTGTTGCTTCGGCAGGGAGTCTTGCTGGTTCATTAGAAAGTGCTGGTGCTATGTTAGATGCTACTGGTATTGGTGCTGAAATTGGTTTAGGTTTAAATATTGCTGGTGCTGTTGCTGGTGGTGTATCTGCTTTATCAGATTATATTGGTGGTAAAGAGAAACAAAAAAGACAAACACCTGCTCCTACTCAATTACAGGCACCTCAACTTCAACCACAGGCACAGGCACCTATTAGTGCTCTACAATCTGGTGGTGTTGCGTTATCTTCATATTAATTATTTATATATAATATATATGAGTTGTATTATTTGTTCTACTATTTTTAAAAATGAAGGTTTTTTAAAAAAATCTTTTGATAATTTAAAACTATTGAAACCACTATTCACAAAAATTAAAGTAGTGGTTTCTTATGATAATAGTGGTGATAAATCATTATTAGAATTAATTGAATTAAAAAAAGAGGGTTGGGATATTGAAATCTTAATGAATAATAAACCTCGTTTTAGAAGTCATATTGGTAGAGCATTTAATATCGCTCAAGCAAGAAATCAAATATTAAATTATATTTATAGTAATGATGAATTATCTAAATACAATTATTTTATTATGGCGGATTTAGATGATGTATTTAATTTTAAAATATATCCAGAAATATTAAATAAATATTTATCTAAATCTAATATTTTAAAAGAATGGGATAGTTTAGCATTTTATAATAAAGGTTTTTATGATACTTGGTCTGTATCTATAGATGAGTTTCAAGAAAGTGGTTGGATACCGACAGAAAATATAGATAAATGTTGGGATAATCAAAGAAAAATTAGAGACCATTTAAATAAAGTTGTTGAAGAAATGAATGATAATGATATTGATATGTGTAAGATTGATAGTATTTTTAATGGATTTTGTATTCATAAATTAAATCAATTTAAAGATATTAGATATAAACCAGTTTCATTATTAAATAATGAAATATTTATAGATTGCGAACATAGAAGTTTTTATAAAGAAGGTAATAATCATGGATTAAAAATAATGTTTAGTAAAGATTGTCTTTTTGAAGAAATGACAAATATAAATGAATTAAATAATAAAAATAAAAAATAATATATTTCTATATATTATAAAAATGAGTTTCTTTGTTGCCGAAAATAAAATAAATATAGAACAAAAATCTGTTGCGATTCCATCTACAAATGGTCTTTCTTATAATCCAGGTCAATTAATAGAATTAAAAGTAGACCCCGCACAGATAAAGTTCTTTCAACCTCAAAATAGTTATCTTCAATTTAATGTAAAACTTCAAATGCCTGTGGAGACGGCGGGTGCTGTGTCAAAGTTTATGTTAGATAGTCATATCGGGGCACAGGCACTAATTAGAGATATACGTATTCACGATGGTTCTAATAACGCACTTCTTGAAGAAATAGTGGGTTATAATATTGCTACTATGTTAAAATATGATTATCATTGTAATGATAGTTTAAGAAATAAAAGGGCACTCACTGAAGGTGCTGGTGGTCGGGTCACCCCTCACGGGCAATTAGGCACCAGACAATCTTGGCAGAACTCTCATAAAATGGGTTTCGTAGTTAATGATGCTGAAGGTGAAACAAGACAAGGTGCTTTAAAAAATGCTTCATATTGTAATGTTAAAGTATGTCTCCCTCTTAACACAGGTATTTTCCAGAATGATAAGGTATTCCCATGTATGTTAACGAATGGTTTAAGAATACAGATTTTATTAGAAGACGCCGATAAAGTCTGTCGTATGGCGGAAGGTGTAATGTTAAAAAGAAAGAAATTATTAAATCCAGTATTCCATAGTCATAATGGTAGTTTAACAAATACAAGTGGTTCTATGGTAAATGGAACTGATTACACTTCATTCTTTATTACTCAAGATAATGGTTATTTAGACCCTGCTTCTGTTCCTTTCGCAGTAGGTGAAAAAATTGCTTTTGTTAAAACAAGTGATAATAGTTTCGTGGGTTCTACACCTGCTATTACTATTTCTAAAATAGAGTTTGTATCTGGATTTAATTTAGTTAAAATAACTACTAATTCATTTACTCCAGATACTACCATTACGACTAATGCTAATGGTTCTCATATTTTAGTATCTCAAAGTGTAGAAGGTCAATCTTCATATAATATGACATATTCTGTTAGTGATGTAGATTTAGTATTACAATCATTAGATATGGGTGCTAATTATGAATCTGATATGATGCGTAGAATGCGTGAAGGTGGAACTATTAATTATGATTTCTTATCTATGACAAATTATAGATACTCTCAACTCTCTACAGATTTAGTAGCACAAATACAATTACCGATTGAGAATCGCCGTATGAAATCAGTTATATGTGTTCCGACTGATAGTTCTGTATATACTAATAAACAGATTTTACAAGCGTCTGGAACATATGAAATTACTTCAGGTGAGTTTCAAGATAGACCTGGTCTTGCGGGGATAAGCGACAATATACAATCATATCAGTTTACTTATGACGGGAGACTTCAACCTTCTCGTCTTGTGGATTGTAGTAAAACTTCTTCAAAGACTTCTGTATCACAACAAGCATTGATTGAACTAGAAAAAAGTCTCACGAGTGCCGGCATCTCGGGTCAAAGTATGTTAGAGTTTAATAATAACTTTGTTATCGGTCGTGCTGTCGCCGTTCAAAATGGTGTATATGATGCTCGCAATAAACAATTTAGTCTTAATGTTAATTATACTGGTGCTTCTGCTCCTACTAAAAATAAACTCTGGAATAATTTTGTATATCATATTCGCAGAATGGTTATTTCTGGAGATAGTATCAGTGTTGAAGTTTAATTATATGTAAAATACTATTACTAATTTTTTTATTACTATATATAAATGAAAATGACAATCAAACCATCTACTAAACCTAATAAGAAGTTGATGGCGGTATTTACTAAAGATAATGGTAGAACTAAAACTACTCACTTCGGAGCAAAAGGCATGGATGATTATACTATTACTAAAGATAAAGAACAAAGAGCAAGATATAGAAATAGACATAAAAAAGATTTAAAAACTAATGACCCTACAAGAGCAGGGCACTTGTCAATGTTTATCCTCTGGGGTGATTCAACCAGTAGACAAGAAAATATAAAAAATTATAAAAAAAGATTTAATCTGAAATAAATGTTGAATTACTATTTTTAATATATTCATCTCTGTATTTAATAGCATCTTCTAATGTATATTTACTTGTTTTAAATGATTTTTTATGTCTAACACCATTAATACATATCTGAAATACATATCTACAAGACCTATTATCTTCACTATATGATATATGTTTTACTTGTAATTTATTATTTTTATGAACTGATTTATTTTGTTGATTTTCACATTTATTAACCCATCTTAAATTATCTAAATTATTATTTAATATATTTCTATCTTTATGGTCGCATTCTAAATCATTATAATTTTCATTAGGATTAAAAGTCATTAATACTAATCTTGATACTAAAAAAGATTTATAACCATCGGGGTTTTTTAAATTAACCATTAAATATCCAGTTTGATTTTTATGTCCGTTTAATATATGTCCGTTTCTTAAATCTTTTATATCGCCATTTTTATTAATAGCATATGTTTCATAATTTTTTATTGAAACAAATGACATATTATATAATAGTAAGGTTAAATAGTCCTTAAATATTTTATGGGGAAATATTAATCTTTAATAAAAATAATGTGGTTTTAAATTATTTATATTAAATATTAATATTTCACAATGAAATAATGTATTTTCAAAAGTATCTAAAGGTAATGATATAATTGAAGTAATTTCTGGATATTTATTATTTTTAAAATTAATTCTTCTTTTACTTGTTTTTCTAACATTTAATCTAAATCCCATAGGTGTAATCATAATTATACCTATACCATTATTACATAATTCTAATATTTTATCTAAAAATACTTCAACACTTAATTTTTTACCACCACCTGCGTTAAAGGGTGGATTAAATATACATAAATCACAATCTATTTTATTAGTTTCTTTTAAAAAATTAGTTCCTTCTTTTATTTCATAATTAATTATATTACAATTTTTAAAATTATTAGTTAATCTTTTATCACCAGCACAACAATCTAATATAGTTATATCAGGTTTATCATATTTATCTTTAATTAAATTATATAAATAATTACATAAATGTAATGGTGTCGGAGTGTCATTGGGTTTCTTACCTTTATTTTCTTTCTTATTATAAACACTCATTCAATATACATAATAAAAATATTTAATATATTAAATGTCAACTAATAAACAAAAGTTTAATAAAAGATATAATCAACCTTTAAATAAATCTAATAGTAAATCAGATATATCAAAATTAACAGGTATATCTATGAGTATATTAGATAAAGTATATGATAGAGGTTTAGGAGCACATAAAAATAACCCTCAAAGTGTAAGGAATGTAAAAGGTGTTAAAGGTGGACCAGGTAAAAAAATGGGAGCAAATCAATGGGCGATGGCGAGAGTATATAGTTTCGCAGTGGGAGGCACAACAAGAAGAACAGCAGATAAAGATTTATGGGAAAAACATTCAAAGAAAAAAAAATAATTATTTATTTTATATGGAATTAACGGATAAACAAAAAGCAAAATTAAAAGAACATTCTAAACATCATACACCGAAACATATGAGAGCAATGCGTAAATTAATGAAAGAAGGTATGAGTTTTACTAAAGCACATAATAAAGTAAAAAAAGAAATAGGAAATTAAATATATTTATTTATATATAATGCCGACACAAAAAGAAAGTATGGAGTTTGTTCGTAAATATAAAAAAGCACTTAAAGAAGCAGGATTAAAATCACCTTCAACAATGTCTTCAGGAGCATTGAATACAGCAATAGATAAAGCAGTAGAAAAACTTCCAAAAGATATAAGTAATGAATGGAAGAAAATGAAATTAAAATCAGAACCACCACCTGAAGAAATGTCTAAAACACAGAAAGCAATAAAGAAACAACAATTAAAGAAAGGAACATTAGGTGGTTCAGCATCAGTTCCACCAAGAAAAACTATGAAAAAAGATAGTAAGATGGCGGGTGGTAAAGGATATGGAAAATAATTAATTTTTTAATTTTTTTAATTTTTTTTTATTTAATAAATTATAAATGAGTAATTTAGGTCAAAATGTTTATATGGATATTCAACCGAGTAATGTGGTTTCAACTGGTAAAGTATCTTATCGCAATGGTAATCCCGTAATACAATTTATTATAGGTGAGAATGATTTACATTTAATGGGTTCTTCAGTTCGTTTCTGTGGTAATATTCAATTTTTAAGAGATAGTTCAAATACAATTCAAACAGAAACAGACGGAAACTTAATGTGTATTGACCCTAAAATCGGTATTTATAGTATTATAGATACTTTAACTATTTCAAGTCAAGTTCATAAATCAACAATAGAAAGAATTAATCATTATAATAGATTTATGGCGACTTACATGCCTCTTGTATCAAGTGAGAAAGAGGCACTGGGTCATTTAAATATGACTGCTCTTCAAGGTGCTAATATTCAACTTCAAAGAACAGAAGTAGTAAATAATACAAATGGTTCTTCAACTAATTCTGATAATGTATTAAATTATGCTGGTAGTCAGTTCTGTATTAATCTTCCTTGTGGTTTATTATCAGGTAGAAATCCTATCCCATTATCTCAACAAAATGGTGTCGGTGGACTAATGATAGAGATTCAACTTGCTCCAGATAATCAAGTAATTTTCGGTGATGATGAAACATCATCGGGTATTACTGATAGTTTTTATGAATTAAGTGATTTAAAATTAATCGCAGAGGCACAAGTAGTCGCACCAAATACAAGTGTCGGAGATACATTAGAATATAATAGTATTCATTCATATTTTAATAGTGTTAATTCTACAAATGGTATACTTAATTTTCAACTGGGATTATCTAATGTATTATCTGCTTTTGTCAATTTTGTTCCTTCTTCATTCATTAATAATTATGGTCGGGATGGATTAAATACTCTACCTTTACTCAATTCGGGAGATAGTGTCGCACCTCTTAAACAAGTAGTATTTACTCGTGCTGGTATTCGTTATCCATTAGAATATAATGTTAATACAGAACGTAAAGATGATAGTAGAGTTAAATATGCTGACCCTCAAATTATCAAGAACTTTGTTAATACTATTAAACCTTATTATTCCAACGACCATTTACAACTTACACAAAATACAACTACTAATGATTTACCAGTAGTATCTCATTTAGTCGCACAAGTAGGCAGTATATTCGGTGTAGGTGTTGCTTATGATATGATTTCAGGTCAAGGTGTATCATTCCAGAATGTCAATTTCGGTCTAAATCTTGATAGTGAATTAACTACTGATAATCCAAATGCTGTATATCTATTCGTTAAAAATAAATCTACACTTGTGTTTACACCAAATGGCGTTCAAGTAATGAATTAAAAAAATATATTTATAATATATAAATGGTTTATGAATATATTGCTGATTTTTATATGTGGGTATATAAAAAATGTAATAGAAAAGTTCATATAGAAGAAGATAAATTATATACATTGAAAGAAGTAATGGATATATTAAATAAAAACTTTATTAAATATAGTTTAGAAGATTAATTTAAACTTATATAGTAAATGTTTAAACTTACTTTGTAAAATGAAATATTGAAATGAAAATAAAAAAATTATATAGTAAGAAAATTATTTTTGTAAATATTGTTTTAAAATTATATATTAAAGGTTTAAACTTACCTTAAGTATATTATTTATTAATATATTACACTTTCTTGATTCTTGTAAACATTCTTAACATAAATTATTACTGGTTCGTCCCTATTTCCGTCTGCGTCCCATTCTATTTTAAATCTTTTAGGAGTTATTTTTAAAATCTTAACACTTTCAGGATGAAAGTCATTAGCAGAACTATCAATATCTCCGATTGATTTAGGACTAATATAAACCATATCACCTACTTTAAAATCATTCATATTATTATTTTCTTTTAATGTTTCTTTTAACATTTCATTTTCTTTTTCTTTTTCATCTCTATCAGCGGTCATACCTGCTAAATCCGCTTTTAAATCATCATATTCATCTCGTAATTCATCATATTTTTTTAGAATATCAGGTGAAACATTTTGACCTGTATATTTTGTAAAGTCTTCTTTTAATTTTTTATTTTCTTCTTTTAGTTCAAAAATCGCTTCAAGAATACGTTTATGGTCTTCGTGATCCTTTTTCCAGGGAGAAAGTGCTTTTACAAGTTCTTGATTTCTATCACAATTACGAACTCTCCTTTTTTCACATTTTTCTTCTAATTTTTCATATTGTTCTTTTAATTTTTTATTTTCTTCCAGTAATCTTTTATTTGTATTCCAAGAAGTTTCTTTACTATCAATAATTTTTTTAGCATATTGTAATTCTTCTTCTAATTTTTCATTTTCTTTTTTTAATTTTTTAATTTCTTCTTCTAATTTTTGTTGTTGTTGTTCATAAATATGATTACTACCAGACCATTCATTACAATAACCTTCTAACATTTCATTTTCTTCTTTTAGTTTTTCATTCATTTGAAGAAGAGTTAATTCCGCACTTTCACCCATCATTTGACCTTTATTCATATTATATTCTTTAGTTCTTTGCTTTGTAATTTAACTTTGTAAAATATGGGTTTCAAAGTTTTTTTTTCAATATGACTTGTATTCTTATTATGTTCTTTATTTTGTATTTACATTTACATTTTTGTAATTTCAAATTTATTTTTTTGTATTTTGCTTTTGTTCTGTTGCTTGTAAGAGTTCTTCAACAGGTGTTAATGTAGAATTAATTCTTTTATCAATTCTATACATAACACAAGAATCTCTATTTAATTGTGCGGAGTTGCCTTCAGGGTCGCATATATGTGTTGTAATACTTGTAATAGTTTTAGGTTGAGTAATTGTAAATTGTAATGGATTATCTTGTTGAAAATAATAATCACCATCACCATTAATTTTATTAACCACAGATATAGTTTTAAGTGCTTCACCACTATCTTTACTACCTAAATATGTATATTTATCTAAAATATCACTTCTGATAGTATAATATGCTCTACTCATTTTAGTGGGTAAATCATCTGCTTCAATTAAAATACTTCTTTGATTTTGAGTAATAGCGGGATAACTACTCGGATATCTATCATCAGTGAATGGAGGTTGTTGACCTGTTATAACACCATTAAATAATTGTGGAAGGGGAACTTGTGAAGTAAATAAATTAGCACCAAATATATTACTAACAAAACTCATAGTATCACCAGCATTAACATCGGCGTTAGTAGTTATGATAGGCATATTTTTTTTATTAATTTCATCAATTCTTGTATTATAATTAAATGAAGAATTAAATGAACCATTAAATTGATTATATGAAAAACCTAATGTATCCCACATAGATTTATTCCAAGCATTTTCAGTAATACCAAAATCTTCAATAAATATTCCACTATGACTATCAAATATAGTCCAGGGTTCAAGCATATCATTCATTCTTGATAAAGTTATATCAACACCACTACTATCACCTACACCTAAATATGCCGAAGAAACACCACTCGCATAATTTTGTGAGTAAGGTATCATATCAGTTGTAAAATTAGTATTATCTAATCTTTTATTAATTTTAAATACTTTTTCTTGTGCGTCAGGATTAGAAGTAGTATTAAATGTAGCAGAAGCACTATCAATACCAGCATTCCATTGATTACCAATATATTCAGGGGTATGTAATTGTTGTATATTAAACTTACTATTACTAGCACTAAACTCCCATTTAGGTTCTTGTGCCCCTAAATATATTTTACGAGCATACGGAGTAGCATCAATAATTGCCTGACCCTGTTGTAAAGCATTATCTATAAATGTATTAACAGCATAATGAGATAAGAACTGATAATCAGTATTTAAATATCCATCAGCAAGACCTATCATACAATTACCATAAGCATTAAAATGTTTATCAAAACCTAATAATCTACCAGAAGCATTATTAGAAGCATTAGTTCCACTTGCCTGAAAATTACCGACTATAATACCAAAATGATGTCCCGAAGCATTATGACTACCACTATAAAAAGCATATTCGTGTGGAACTCCAGGTTGAGTTTGTGAAGCATTATAAAATGGATTATTTACTAAATCTACAGGATTAACGGCACCTATACCTGTTGTAGAAAAAGCAATAACATGTGAACCAGAAGGTGATAATTTTTTATATAAAGCACCGAAACAAGGATTACCTTCATTACCATTTGTTAAAGTCATAGAAGCAGAAGGGTCATAATCAAAAAATAAAGGCACACTATTTTGTGAAGAAGCATTTAAATTAGCAAGTTCATTACTACCGAAACTATCAGGCATAACATTATCACCACCTAATCTATTTTGTTGTTTCTCATTTAAGTTCATATGTAAAAATCTACTATTATTAACATTAGTAATACCAGCATAATTATTACATCTATTTTCAAATAGTTCTGGATAATTACCTTGAGCGAGCATAAAATCTCTCCATGCTTCTAAATTAGTAGTTTCCCAAGGGTGATTAGTAATAATAGAAGCATTAACTCTTACTTGACCTACATTAGTCATAGAAGTATTTATATCCATTTCTAAATGACAAAACTTAAGACTTTCTTGATTATGATTAGGCATTGTAGCAGTTAATCTAACACCAGCATCATATAAATCAGGTCTTTTAATACCAATATATTGATAATTTTGTAAATATTGATTATATTCAAACTTTCTATCACCTGCCCCGAACGCTGGTTTATAAAATGAATAATATGTAGAAGCATTATGGTCGTTAACTGAAAATGAATTAAATGTTTTATATACAGGACTTTCTGTTCTAACACTTATAGGTCTTTTTAATCTAATCTGATTAGATATAGTAGTTCCAAGTTCATTTGTATTTTGAACTAAAAAATCATTATCTAAAGAACCAGTTCTTCTCATTTGATTAGTAAGATTATCCGCTATACTTTGTGGACTACTAAAACCAACAGGACAAGTTAAAGTTAATATTTCTTCATAAGGTATATAAACACCTTCACTGGGACTAAATAAATCAGCACCATCTTCTTTAAACCAATCTTCAGCAGGTAAATTACCAGATTTTCTAATTTCAGTTAATACATATATTTTATATCTACTATTATCACTTCTTAATTTAAAATATGAGTTCTTTGCCTCTTCTTCACCACCAGAAGATATATCACTACCTTTTTTATATTGATAATCAGTTTCTACAAAATAACTTCTATTAGGTCTATTTGTGCCTTTTAATAAATTACTTGATAATAAAGTTAATACACCACCATTATTAGTAGATTGTCCCGAGAAAGGTAAACCATTAAGAACACTATCTTCTACTTTCCACTGGGTAGGTCTTGTATTATCAGCAAGAGGTAAACTACTCATAAATCTTCTGGGAAGAGCAACACAACAATCACCATTTCTGGTTTTATAATATGATATTTTTAAATTAACTTCATTATCTTTTAAAATATATTTATTAGTTTCTATAGAAGCAACTTCTTTAGTAGGCACACCATATAATACTTGTCCGTCATTATTACTCGCATTAGGTATAGGGTCTTGATAACAAGCATTAGTTTTAGTAATTTTAGTATGAGATAAATTAATAGAAAGAGCATTACCTCTTAAATCTTTTAAAATATCACCATTAAATTGTATAGTTTCACCACCAGCACCTTTTTCACTAATAAATGAATTATATACACTGATAGTATCACCAGCATTAACTTTTAATCCACTACCGACTTTATTAGTAAATAAAGCAGTATTTTCATTATTACCAGTCTTGCCTTCTTCAGAAGCAAGTCTATTACATTCTAAAATCATAGTTTCATTAAAACCACTCATATAATATATATATATATTTTAAAAAAAAATATTTATTTAAGCAAAATTAATATCAAGAATACCATTCTTAAGTTGTGCCTGTTTAATAACTTCAATCCATGTTCTTTGTGTAAAAGGTCCAGTTCCCATAGAAGAATATTTTTGTTCGTATTCAATTCCACGACTATTAATTCTTTCATTGCGATTTAATCTATGTGCCTGCCAGAAGAATTGTGCCTTAAGATTAACATCTTGTCTTTGCCCGTTAAACTCTTCAGCAGTAAGACCTTCACCGCCACCACTATACATATCACGAGAAACATGTGGAACCATACTTTCAGCAGAAGTAACATCGTGGAAATGAATAGCATTAGAAACTCTATCAAGTGGATATAAATATTTATCATTATATCTTAAATTAGAAGTTAAGATACCCATCTGCCGAGCACCATTCTGAACCACAATAGTAGGACCTTCACTATGATAAACATTTACAATACTTGTAATATCAGCAGTATCATTACTCATAGAACTAAATGTTTTAGAAACAAGGCGACCAGCACCACCAACATTTAAAATCTGTTTAGTCTGTGCCTGTGTCTGTGTAAGAGTTCTTTTATTTAATTGATAATCAACATATTGAAAGTTCATATCACGATTAGCATTAGCAAATTGTTCCATAGTATCACCATCATAATAAATATAATCAGCGATTAATTTTAATCCAGCAGTATTAATAGCAGTAGAAGCAGTGCCTGAAGGACCAACCATTCTTGTATCATCAGTAGTATTAAAAAATAATTCAATACTAATTTGTTCGTCAAACATATATAATGGAAGACTATTAAATCTTAAGAATGGAAATAAATCAGCAAGAGATACCTGGAACTCTGGTGCCTGTTTAAGTTCTTGCCAGACATAAGGTTTAAGACCAGTGCGAGTATCAGTAGCACTACCAGGTAAGCGACCATTTTCAATATAACAATTACCATTATCTAAACCATATGAAGAAGCATTAAAATCACTGAAATTACCAGAAGCATTATTATATCTTAATTCAAGAGCAGTGCCTCTACCAGATAAAACTTGTTCTCTTTCTTTATTAATACTGGGGTCAATAAATAATGATTTATACGCCATAAAATGACCGAAATCTTCAGTTTCACTAATAGTCTTCGCACCAACCTTAAGAACAGCACGCTGAATCAAAGCAGAGATACCAACATTAACAGGGTATGTATTTTCACTATCAGTAATAGCATTCATACCAAGAACAATTTTACTAAATGAGTTCATAAACCCTTTATTTAATAATGTAAACCTACAAAAAGTATTAGAAGATACAACAGGTTCAAGTGTATCAGTATCTACACTCATATCCATATCACTCGGAATAGAACCAATTTTAATTAAATCTGGAATTGCTGACATTTTATTTATATATTAGTAAATAAAAAAATTATATTATTTATTTATTTTTATATAATATTTTTTAACCATATTCCCACCAAACCTTTTTCGGATTCTTTTTATAAACCCAACCCATTGAACCAATGCGAATAATATATTTACTATCGTCTGCTTTTAAATGTGCTACGAAGTGTGCTATACAATTACCTCTACAACCAAGAGGCATAGGTTTTACACTTCTCAATATTTTTCTACCTCTTTCATCATTAACTTGTTTAATATCTTCAGGTATATCATATTTCTTACACCATTCGTGCTGATTATTCCAGGCATAATATTTAGGTTTGTTAATATCTAAACCATGTAGTTTACAAATCATTTTATAGCAATCAAATACAGGGTCAAATACTATATTACCATTCATATCTTCAATCCAACAATGAAAATCACCAGAGTTAGTGCCGCCTTCAGTAGCACCCTTCGGCACTTTAGTATTCATATGGCGTTCTTTAGATAATACAGAAGACATTCTTTGCTTTGTAATTTAACTTTGTAAAATATGGGTTTCAAAGTTTTTTTTTCAATATGACTTGTATTCTTCAGTTTCGTTCTTTAGTTCTTGCTTTGTAATGTGGTTTTACAAAATATCAATTTCAAATTATTTTCAAGAAAATGGTTTCGTTCATAAGTTTCGTTCTTTAAAAAAATTATATTATTATTTATTTATTTTTATATTAAACCCATAATTGTTCTGTAGTTAAGTTCATTTTATATGCTACAAATACACTATAGAAACTGGTTTTTTTCTTGTATTCAAAATCACCATTTTCTAATAATTTAGCATAATGTATTTTAGTAGAGGGTGTAATTATTTGTAAATGTTTAATATTATCTCCAAATATTTCTCTCATATATTTACTAAACATATTACAACTATTCATAATAATTATAAATGGTCTATCTAATTGAACTAATCTTTTTAGTATTTTTTTCTTAATATTAGTTTCAAATGGAATATTAGTAATAATGATATCACTACCCATAGAACCTTCTAACATATCTAATTCAGTATTAAAACATACTTGATTACCAGTAATATTTTTTAATATTTCAGGTGATTTACTTTTACTTGCGTTAAGCATACACGCTTCCCATATTACTTTATCTCTAGGTATAATATCACCTATCAAACGCCAGGTTTCTTCAGTGGTATAGTAATCGTCATATTTAGCGTAATGGGGACTATCAGTAAAGTTCGCCATTGTTCTTTGCTTTGTAATGTGGTTTTAGAAAATATCAATTTCAAATTATTTTCAAGAAAGTGGTTTAGTTCGCAAGTTTCGTTCTTTACTTTTTTCAAAATAGAAAATCAAATTTATTTTTCAATTATATAATTATATTCTTATATATTCTTTAAATATTAATATATATGATATCTTTAAAATACTAATATAAAAGTTTAAACTTATTTTGTAAAATGAAATATTTATTGTAAATAAAAAAAATATTATAGTAAGAAAATTATTTTTGTAAGTATTGTTTTAAAATTATATATAAAAGGTTTAAACTTATCTTAAGTATCAGAGA